TTCCACGTCAGAACTTGTTCAATCTTGGCGTGATGAACACGGCGGCAACATTCTCAAGGCAGCATCCGTCATAGGTGGCGTCTTTGCTATCGCGAAACTATATAAGTATTTGACTCGCGAAGACCCAACAGTTCAGGGAGCAGTTCTCTCCAAAGAGGAGGAAACTAGCACACCAGAACCTGTAGTGGTTGCAAATGACACTGCGAATGTGTGGTGCAAAGTCGAAAAGACATCGCGCATTGTGACAGGAGATACGAACACCCTTTCGGTGCAGCCAGATCAATTAGCAAATATTCTAGCTAAGAATCTGTTTTGTGCCGCTTTGACTTCACCAGATGGTACTCGCTATATGGCCGGATGTCTCTTTATAACTTCGAACGTCTTTTTGGTGCCTCGCCATTATATGGATCTGTCGCCAGAGTTCAAAGTTGAGATGTACGGTGCTAATCCCACATCATCAGGGGGCAAGTTCCGCACAATCATAACACCAGAAACGACTTATGTCGAAGAAGGTAGTGATATTGCGGTGTGCTACTCTGCAACCGGAGGCTCTTTCAAAGATCTGCGACCTTATTTGGAAGCTGATCGTACTGGAAGCTTTCCGGCAAAGGGAATGTACCGAAAACCTGACGGAGAGGTTGTGTCCTTCACCTGTACTCCCGATTGTTGCATGGCGACTAACAACGCTGCGCACTTGAAAGGGACTAAGTTCCCCGGCGGTATGTACACAAATTGTTCCATTGATACGTTTCGTGGACTGTGTGGCGCGCCCCTGATCGTTCAGCGAAAGGGGGCTCGTGTGGCCGGTATACATGTTGGAGGTATAGACGGGAAACCTATTGGAATCTACCAATACGTTAACCGTCTCTTTATCGATCGTGCTGTTGAGCACTTCGATTCCGTCCCAGGCTTCAGGGTGACTGTGCAACATGGTCTCATGCCACCGACTTTTGGCGGGGTGTCTTATTGGCAATCCACGCCTCTGTCGGTTAAGAGTCCTATGCGCTATCTCCCACAGACATCTAGTATACAATACCATGGGTCTGTAACTGGGGGGAATACTCCTCGTTCAAGCGTGCGCGAGCACTGCATCTCTGATGCTGTTGCTCGTTGGTGTGGCGTAATGAACATTTGGGGTCCTCCTAAGATGAAGCCATCGTGGCACCCGTTTCAAACGTGTGCTGCAAATCTCTGTACTCCATCGGAATCCTTTCCGCCTGACCTTGTAATTAAGGCGGTTAAAGACTATTCCAAACCGTTGATCGAGTTAGCTCAAACCGCACCTTGGTGTGATGAGCGACCTCTAACTGACTTGGAAAACATTAACGGTGTTCCAGGGAAGAAGTTTATTGATGGTATGGTTCTCTCCACTGCGTCAGGTTACCCTTTTAAGGGAAAGAAATCGCAGTTTATAGTGGATATGGAGAAAATTGGTGAGCGCGAACTCACCACTGAAGCGCAGGGCATTATTGCTGAATACATAGCTCAACTGGAG